CACCCATGAATTAATCAATCCATTCAACATAGTTTCAAACGTTGGTTGATTGGATACCAACACGTAGTCGATTCCTGAAATAATCGGAGTTTCCTGTGTATGTTTAACCAATAAAGTTATAACATCGTTCTGACTAAGAAATGTACAAGGTTGAGTAGTTGTTGGGGGACTTAATCCTAATTTACGTAGCAATGTTTTCAACATTGCCCCAAACAATAATCTTCGCATTATTACTTGGGGACATGATGCATGCCCAACATAAACACAATTAGGATCAACTACTTCACCACCTTTCTCAAAATGAATTGAAAACCCATGATTTTGAGCTTTCTGCAAATATTGCATATTTTTAGAATTTGTCTTCAGACCGTTTACACGTCGTGAGCGTCGTCTAACGCCGCCGCGACGTGAACGGTATGCACTACTACCAGTGCTAGCCGTACTCCTTCCACGACTAACAGACGTCGACATCATATCAGATGTCGACCTACCTGTTCTCGTGTAGGCTCTACGTGGCCTAAAAGGTGGACTAGTAGGGGGGCTAACCAATGCAGCTGCAGTGGCAAATGCATTAGCTAAATTTCTGGCTGTGGAGAAGCGTGGGCTACGAGAACGTCCACGGGAATATCCAGGTGGGGTTCTATCTCTATATCTAGGTAGGGACATATACGAAGGGCCGTACCGTAATATTATAATAAGGTACGGCCGGCGTATATATATAGATAATAGCTATCCTCATATCCTCACCCTACGTAAAAAGTTTCATCCTCATAAAAAAATATGAAACTGTTCCTAACCCTAACCTTGACCCTAATCCTTACCTTACCCCGCTGCGCTAGCATGAACGGATTCCATGAAGCTCGCTCACGCGAACTTCATGGAATCCTACCTTACCCTAAATGTGGTTATTATTGTTACTTTGTTGATGGTTTATATTTAGTTGAACCTTTCTATAATTCAACACAAGATAGATTTCATTTTGAAGTTATCCATTATGAATAAATATCACGTGACTCCATTCAGAATGGATATATCCATTGTTAACTATAAATACCTCAATCCTAAATAAAAAAATATGGTTTCTTTCCGCGTACAAGCTACCCACTTCAGCCTAACTTATCCGCAATCCGACTTTAATATAAATGAGTGCTTACAATTCTTGCAAGCCTTACGATTCGGAACACGTTCCGTTGTTGAAGTCATCGTTTGTTCCGAACAACATGCATCTGGCGACCTCCACCGACACGCATACGTTAGGTTTAACGGGAGAGTCGATCTTCGGGACGCCAACAGATTTGACTTTAATGGGAGGCATGCGAACGTTCAGCGTACCACAAACGTCGCGGCCTGGAAGAATTATATACGTGAAGATGGAGAATTCGTGGAGTGGGCTGCTGATGCAACAACCGACAACCTATACGAATGGGCACGAACTCTTACAGCAGAAGAGTACTGGGAAAGATGTCGAAGAGCCAACATCCCCTACGGTTACGCACGTAACGCTTGGGACACGACTCAAAGTGAACTCAACACTATCACCATGGAAGAAGATCCTAACCCTGATTTGAATATTCCACCAATCCAAAGATTGGCAGAATATACATTCAGTACTGATCTTACAAATATCATTGTAGGACCCACTGGATGTGGTAAAACTGTTAACGCTTTACGTAGGATGACGATGCCAATCCTTTTCGTGACACACGTGGACCAACTGAGACATTTCTCAGCATTTCGCCATCGTTCGATCCTTTTCGACGATATGAATTTCAGTCATCTTCCCTTGCAGGCACAGATTCACCTGTGCGACAGGGCCTTGCCCCGTTCAATACACAGGAGATATGGAACGACTTTGATTCCGCCTGGTATTCAAGTAACAATAACTTGTAATGAACGACCAGTCATTTGGGATCCTGCCATAAATAGGCGAATCAATTTCATTGACCTTTATTAACTTGGTGTAGTACCATAGTAATGCTCACCAATAGTACTATCAATGTTCTTTGGTTTAATAAACCCAAACACTTTATAATCCAATTCCCACGCTATTCTGATATCAGGTCTAGTCGCAGGGTAAGTTTCAATCATTTTCTCCAAAGAAAACAATTTAAACTGACCAACAGACGTAGGCTTACCCAACACACTAGCACCAATAGCTGATTCATCAACACCAACTATCATCTTTAACAAAGTACTAACGTACATCGACCTTTTAAATTTAAGGTCCGACGTAACGATCTGCCCAGGTTGAACCTGCGCCTTTTTATACGTAACAACCTTTTGTAAATTAATAGGAAGTGGAGGTTCACGTAATACAACAGCTGCACCTATTCGCGAACCGTCATACTCAAATACTCCATCAGTAATACGACCAACTGGTTCAAAATTAGTTTCACCAATTGCTCCAATAGCACTCCTTTTAAAATTAGTGCCACTGCCTTTAATAGTATAATGATATCCTTTTAAAGGTATTCTGTCTACTTCATCAGTAGTATCATCACCATCTGCTGGTACTGATCTATTTTGAACCTTCAAACTACTAACTACGCTAAAATCAACAACTGCGTTTTCAAGGGGTACACGAACTGCAGTTAAATCAGCATTTGGCAACGTACTCGCAGGCGAATATCGCAACTCAACCAATTTCCAATTTTCGGCAGACGTAAACGTCTGTGCTTGAATAGCAGTCACCCATGAATTAATCAATCCATTCAACATAGTTTCAAACGTTGGTTGATTGGAT